ATCGTCGGGGAGAAAGGTCCGGAGGTCTTCACTCCAGGAAGGACCGGAACGATCACTCCGAACAATCAGATGGGAGGAACGACGAACGTCACGTTCAGAATTCAAGCTCTTGATGCAAGAGGGATCGATCAGCTTCTTGTGTCAAGAAAAGACATGATAATCGGAATGATCAATGCAGCTCAAAATAGACGACTCCGGAGGACACTATGAGTGGAACCCTTCCGTCATCTCCTGCTCTTGCAGATCTTAGAATCACGTCTGTCCAGAATACTCTGACTTCTTTATCGATCTCAGGGAAACGACAGACCCGTCAGATCGGAGGTCAGTATTTCCGACTGTATGGAACTTATCCTCCAATGACCCGAGCGGAGTTCGGTCAGATCTATGGTTTCCTAATGAAGCAGAGAGGATCGTTTGAATCATTCACCGTCGTTCCTCCGGTTGTCAGTTCGACGACTGCAACCTCCTACGGAACCCCAGTCATCAATGGCGCATCTCAGACGGGCCGATCCGTAGTGACTGACGGATGGACTGCAAACAAAGCAGCAGGAAATCTTTTGAGAGCAGGAGATTTCATCAAGT